ATGGTTGAAGACTGGGAAATCGGAGCACTTTATTGGAACTGCATGAAGTTAGCAAATTATGATGAAACGAGCGCTGTAGATTTGGTGAAGAAGAAAATGTTCGAGTTATGGGAAAAAAGGGATTTGTATTTTTTTATTGGGACGACGCTCCAGTTCCACGCGCTAAAATCAGATGATCCCTTTGTGATTATAGGCCTTTTTTACCCACCTGTATGTTATCAGTATTCATTCGAATTCAAGGAGGGCGACAATAAAGAATATGAATAAACTGATTGCATCATTCTATTCATCTACAGAAAAGATAAAAAAACTATACCCGCGGAGAGAGGACAATGAAATTCTTGACACGCTCATTTTGCTCTGTCAAAAAATGATATCAGCCGCACCTAAGACTATAAAGGCCTTTCATGAAAGCACTGGTCCTGATGTAGAGATGATACAAAGGTTTCAAGACTCCATAAATACAATGCTCCCATTATCCAAAGGCGAGGATGGCGTTGCAAAAGTGATGCTCGAACATATAAAGCAAAATGAAGCATTAATTCATGAAGAAGAAAAAAAGAAACCTGTGCCTTGGGAATCTTTTTTGGGGCCGGTTCATATTGGCTATGAAAAACTATTCCAAATCTACATGGATCTTGAGGCATATCAAGAAGCTGTCAATATCGCATTAAGTGCAAAGAATGAACACTGGTCAGGAGATTGGGACAGGAAAATCGAGAAGGCGAAAAAGAAGCTAACCTAAAAAGGCAATATTCAAAATTGTAGGCCTCTATGCAAGCCCTAGGAGCGGCCCGGATAGGTAAAAACGTGAAAAGGTACCAGGTACCCCCGTCCGGTCGTTTTTAAACGGGTTTCTAATGGGGTACAGGCGAAATGAAAACAGTGCTCCGGGGCCACTTTCCGCCCCGATGCACTTCCGGGGCTTGTTTTCTCCCCGGAAGTGCACTAAATTATAACTTCACGAGGCCGTGGGAGCAGACTCCTGGATTGGTTTTCAGGACAGCCAATACTCCCGGGGCCTTTTTTATTTCTGCGGCCGTGGCGCGAGCTCGTAGAGCACGAGCGACCCATCCCGTCTTCGTTTCAATACCACCGAGAAGAGATGCCGTTCTCCGTTAATCTCGATTGCCACTTGCCCGCGCAATACCTCGGAGAAGTTCACGTCCTTGCTTCTGACCGGTTCGGAGACCCATGAGCCCGTCCGCGCGAGGATATCAGGGACACGATCGATCACGGCGAGCTTGTTGGGGTCGCCCGCGAACGACGTGATGTGCTTGATGCCCGTCTTGTCGATCTCGATCTCCTCACCGAGATCCCGATTCATATAGGCCTCGCCGCGCAGCGCGTTGAGGCTCTCCTTCTGCTTCTTGAGAAGCGCCGCTCGCGCCTCCTTCCCCCCTGGTATAGTCTTCGCCACCTTCGCGACGCCCGTCCGCGCCGCGGCCGTCGAGAGCTCGACGGGGTTGTACTTGAGGCCGAGGTCCTTCGCGTAAGCCGCGATGTCGTCGAGGAGACCGTACTCCTCGGCGCGCTCGAGCATGGACGGGGTGAGCTTGTAGAACGATCCGCTCTCGATGGGATTGGATCCGAAGCCCTTGGCCGGCTCGATGTCCGGGGCCGCCTTCGTCGGAGTCCAGGCGGGATCCTCGGCGCGACGGGCTTCCACCTCTTCTTGGAAGACCGAGCGGACCGTGGTCCGGCAACCGAAGTGGAACGGCGGCCAGTGCGTCTTCCAGAATGGATGCGCTGCAGGGAGGATGGTGCCGGGCGGCTTGGTGAGCTCGCGACAGATACTTGTCTGCCGCTCGTCGACTACGCCTATAAGTTCAAGGTATTCAGGCTTCGCCTTCTGGATCTCCGCGGCCCGCCCCGCGTTGTAGGCCGTCTGGATGTTCGTCCGATAGACAGTCTCCCAGTACCAGGGAGAGGCAGTCCCGAGCCCCGCCGCATCAAGGGCCGAGGCCTCGGTCCAGAAATCAGTGAAGGACGTTCCGTCCTCGATCGCGGCGACGAGGGCTTGCTTCACGGCGTTGACACCATCCGCTTTGGAGAGGGCCGCCACGGTGAACGCCCGGAAGCGGAGCTCTGGCTCGATCGACTTCCATTCCGCCTTCGTGAGCGGGATCCGGGTCTTCAAGGCTTTGAGCGCTTCCTCGAAAGGGATCTCGTCGGGACCATCGTCCGCGAGCTCGAGCCCCGGCATGGAGTGCGCCGCCCCGAGGAGGTAGGAGATCATGAGCGTCCGCTCGATCTGGGTGACGAGTTCATCCGGGATCTCAGGCAGGGCGATCTCGAGCGCATCCGGCTTCTCGGGGCCACCAGCGGCGTTCACCCCATCGATCCATGCCGAGAGGGTCTCCCTGATGAGAGGAAGGATCCGCTTGGAAGCGGCTCCCGCGAGGCTATCGAGTTCTGATGCGTTGTCCCGTTCCGTCTCTACCGGATCCGGACGGGTCTTCGTGAGTTTTTTTTTACCGGATCAGCGAGCGCGAGGCCTGGCGCCTGAGGCTCGGCGGGCTTGAGGTAGGCGTCCTCAGCATCGACGGGCTCGGGAATGCCGTAGCGGTCGTAGAGGGCCGCTTTGCTAATAGGGATCCCGAGCTCGATTGCTTTGGAGATGACCTCCCACGAAGCGAAGTCCTCGAGGTCGAAGGCGACCTTGGGGGAGAGCTCTCCGGGGCCGAAGTTGAGCTCGACGATCCAGTCGACGAGGCGCTGGAGAACCGCGGTGAGGTCGAGGCACGTGAGGCGGGAGGTCTGGGTGAAGGTGGCGGCGTGGACTTCCGCCTGGGCTCTCGTCCCGTTTTCCGCTTCCTGGACCGCGAGGCTCTGGTTCACGAGCCCGTAGGCGATCTGGATGTCGCACCAGTCCATAAGGGTCTTGAACTCGGAGAGCGTTTCGGGGCTCTCGATGATCTTCACGTCCTTGATGTTGGCCATCGCCCCGCCGGAGCCGGACTGCATGGACGTGAGCATCTGTGAAAGCTCGATGGCGCGCTCGCGGAGCTTGTCCTCGCCCTCGCCCGATTCGAAGAGCGCGAGAATCGAGGGGACGGCGAATTTCTCTGCGGCCATGAGCCAGAACTCGAGGCCCGCCTTCTTCATCTTCCAGGGCCAGTAGCAGGAGGCGAGCGCCGACGAACCGTAGGGATTCTCGGCGTCCTTATCGTGGCGGTAGATGAGCCAGCGGTACGCCTCATCGAGGGGGCGTTCCCCGTTCGTTCCCTTGAAGATGGGCTTCCCCTCGTAGTCGAACCGGAAGCGTTCGGGCTTCCTGAGTACGAGGTCAGAGGGGATCCACCACCCGTCACGGGCGGTCCAGACCACCTCGACCACGGCGTATCCGTAATCCATGGCCGACAGGGCCCGGCGCGCGAGACCGGTCAGGGAGACGAGTTCCAGTCCCTGCTCGCACGCCTTCATCACCTCGTCCGACGCGGTCTTCTGATCGAGGCGGATCGGCACGTTGAGGATGGCGGCCTTGGCCACCTTGAGGAGGCTCTTCACCCGCGGGTCGTACCGCATCGAGCGGTAGACCGAGATCGCCTCTCCCGCGTCGCGGAGGACCTCATCGGGATTGGGCATCGAGCCGACCACGGACTGGAACAGGTCGGCGGTGGTGATGAGCCGCGCGGTGAGCTTCGTGGCCGGAGGCACGGGAGCGAGTGTAGTTTTCTTCATCTGAATCCTCTCAATATGGTCTTCGCGGCGCGGCGGAGGCCGAGCTCGGAGAAGGACAGGGCCATGGGCTTCCCGTGGATCTTGCTCTCCTGCGCCTCCTTGAAGGCGAACCAGAGCGCGTCGGCCTCGTCGTCGTAGGCTGACTTGGGGCCGTCGGGCGTGAACATGGAGAGTTGTTCGACGAGCTCTTTCTGGTCCACGCGGAAGCGGATGAACCCCGCCTCGATGAGGGGCGCCATCTCCTTCACGCGCTGGACCTTCGAGAGCACACCGACCTTACGTCCCTTGATGGGGATCCAGACCTTCCTGCGGGCGGCCTTCTCCATGAGGTTGTTCTTGTAGATCCCCTGGAAGGCGACATCCTCGAAGCCGATAGCCCCGTGCTTCCAGACGAGGAAAGTATCGATGATCTTCTCGAGGAAGGGCCCCTCCTTGAGGCGCTCGCCCCAGGAATCACCGACATAGAGGACGCCGTCGTTGCCATCCACGAGCGTGTCGAACGCGCACTTGTCATGCGCGCCCGTGGCCGGATCGATGCCGCCATAACGGCGCTTCCCCTCGAAGGACACGTCGGCGATCCCGTAATAATGGAACTTGCGGATGATCGCGTCCTCGCTCGAGAGGGGCTCGTTCATCATCTCCGTGGACCATGCCGCGGAGCCGAGTTCGTCTTCCTTCTTGCGGAGCTTCTCCTCGGTCCAATAGGTCGGCCAAAGAGAGGCGCCGTCCGGCGTCCGCGCGGCGAAGCGGAATCCGACCCAGCCCTTGAGCTGCCCCTCCTCAAGCTCCTTGAGGAGGCGGCAGACGATGTCATCCTCGTGGAAAATGGTATTGATAAGGATGGGGAAAATATCCTTCCCGAGGGGGAGAACCACGCGCTTGAACCAGCGGTAGATCCGGTCCCGCCCCTTCTTCGATCCAGCGACGAGGTCGGTCATGATATCGTCGCAGACCGCGATGTCGGGGCGATCAGGGCCGTTCTTAATGCCGCGCGTTGAGGCACCCGCACCCCGGGCCGCGATCGCGCGCCCGTTCGCAAGGGTGATCTTGTTCGCCTTCCAGATCTTCCCTTTCATCTCCCCGAAGTCCAAGGCGATCCGTTCGTTCTGCTCGAACTCGTCCTTGATGGACTGCAAGGCGTCGTTCGCCATGGCCTGGGATCCGCAGAAGATGATGGGGAAACGGCGCTTCTTATAAAGGACGACCCAGAGCGGGAAAGCGAGGCTGAACCGCGTTGACTTGGAAAAGCCCCGCGGCTCGACGTCGATGATCCCCGAAAGCCTCGCTGTCGGCTTCATGAAGCCGTGGTACTTCTCCTTGATGAGCGGCTCGAGCTCGGCGACGTGCGCCTCGGTGAGGCTCCCCGAGGAGACGACATCCATGAGGACGCGATGGTAGGGCGCTGGAGCTGCCCCGAAGTAGTGCGGAAGGTAGGTCTGGCAGAAGAGGAAGAAGTCGTTCTCGCAGGCATCGCGCCGGGCCTTGCGTTCGGCGTCCCGGGCAACCTGGGCGCCGTCCCCGACGAGATCGTTGAGGACGCCCATGGTTACTTCTCCTCCGGCTCGAGCCCGGTGACGATGGCAGCGAGGCGTCCGGCGAGATCCGGGTCCGTGGCGAGCTCCGCCTTGAGCATGGTGATCACGGCTTTCTTGGCCGCCTCGTAGCCCGACTGGTACTTCAGGCGAACCGATGCGAGCTTCGTCTGGGCCACCGCGAGGCGCCCCGCTGCGAGGATGGCCTTCCCCGGATCCTCGAACTCGAGGGCGTCGATCTGCTGCGACTCCCTGAGGAGGAGCCCGCCGAAGCGCGTCACGACCGCCTCGGCGATGTCCGTGTTCGGGTTCGCGCGGACCGCATCGATCATGACCCTGGCCTCGGCGATCGTATTGTTGAGATCCTTCGCGAGGTCCTTCGACGACTTGAGCGATCGGCGGATAGCCTCGCGGGAGATGTCGAAGCCCTCGCCGCGGAGCTTCTCCGCGATCTCCTCGATGGTGAGCTTGTCGCGGGTGTAGAGCTCAAGTATCCGGTCGACCAGATCCATGAGGTCGGCCTTCGCGCGGCGGCCCACGGTCAGGCCTCCGGGACGAGGGTGATTCCCACGTCCGCGGTCGCTCCGTCGCAGATGTCGATCCCCTTGCCGTTGATGGTGTAGGTGGAGAGCTTCTCGAGCTTCCGGAACGGATGGGGAACATCCCGCTTGTCCACGTAGCCCTTGGAGACCAGGTACTCGAGGGCGTCCACGATGTCCTCGCGGCGGTGGTACTCGTAGTAGATCGAGATCACTGTGATGCAATCGCAGCCTTGGGGGAAGAGATCGCGGAGGAAAAGGAGTATCTTCCCTCGGAGTACATTGCCCTTAACCGCCATGCTTCCCTCCCTTGAGAACCGTCGCGATGAGGTTCGTGTTCGTCGTGGACATCTCCAACCTGATGCCCCGGAGCTCGTCGGCTACGTCGCTCCTGAGCTGGGCGAGGTCACTCCGCCACCCGCCCACGTCCTTGTAGTGGGTTTCGAGCGGGAGATAGTCCCGCTCGATCGCCGCCATTCGCTCGGCGTGTTCCTTGAAACGATCGTCATTCGCCTTCTCATGCTCGCGGAGCTGCTCGGAGATCTTGTCCACGTGCGTCTGGATGAGCTTCTGGAGAGCATCCGCCCGCGCCCCGTCCTTTTTGCTCGTCGAGCTCACCTTCCTGATGAGGAAGGCGACCGCGAAGGTGAGGACGAGGAGCGCCGGGGTCGTCCCGTAGTCCAAGAGCTTTCCGATGAGCACTTCCATTACCGTCCCGCTTCCCGCGCGATGGCGAATACGATGGCTACGATCGCTGCTATGACCGATCCCTTGGCGATGTTCCCGTTACGGTCCGCCCGGTCCTTCTCGGCTTGAATCCGCCTGTCGGCTTCTTCGTCCGAGTTCTTTAATGAGAGCTTCAAGGCGCTCAATTCTTCTTTCGTCTTCGTCAAATCCGCCTTGAGCGCTGACGATTCCGCTGCGTGCGCCTTCGCTTCCTTCTCGAGCGCGGCTGATTTCTCTTCCGAGCTCCGCTGCGCCTCGATCGATTCGTCCAGCGCCTTCTTCGACTCCTCGAGCTTGCTCTGCCGTTCGCTCGACCCCTGCTTCAACGCTCCGGAGATCTCCAGCGCTTCGTTCTCGAGCTCGCTCGAGCTCATCTCCTCGGGCGGTTTCGGTTCCACGTCCTCGGCTATAACCAAGGGCGCCGCCACCAAAGAAAAGACCAAGAGCAAGGCCAAGGCCCGCCGCAATTGCGATGATCGTTTTCCGCACATCACGCCTCCTTCCCCGGATCGGTATCTTCGAGCTTCGCCCCCGCCTTCGCGGCTATGCCCTTGATGAACGCCGAGGGGAGCTTCACGAGGAGCTGGTACTCGAGCGACGCGACCGCGATCAGGGCGAGGGCATTGAGGAGGATCCAGGAGATCCCTCCACCCGCGATAAGGGAAACGACACCCGAGAGGATGGCCATAGCGATGTGCCACACCCACCAGGGGGCTTTGCTTTCCTTGGTCGTCGGGTCCTGGAAGATTCGCTTCACGAAGGTGAGGAGGCCGACCACGATGAGGGCCCCGAAGACGATCCCCATGAACCAGGTCGCGGTGAGCTTCTCCAAAAGCGAGATCACGTTCATGCGTTTCTCCTTGCGATGACGGTGACGTTGGGATTGACGTTCGCACGGTACTCCGCCTCGAACATACGGAGCCTGAAGCCGTCCGTTCCGGTCCGTGCCCGATACGAATCGTGGTAGATGATCTCCTGGGTGGCGCGATCGAAAGCGACGCCCGCGAGGAAGTGGGATGGATCCTTTAGGCAGAACACGACGCCGCGCTTATCCTGGAGATCCGCGGCGACCTCTTCCCATGACCGGGTGGGGTAGTACACGGCGGGAACGGCGAACACCTCCATCAGGGCCAGGGGGAAGAGGTTGGGGTATCTGTTGCCCTGGACCACGGAGAAATCGATGTCCGGACGGATCTTCTTGAACTTGGGGTAATTGGAGGGATGGTTGAGATAGTCCGCGAGAATGCCCTCTTCTTGGGGCCGGAAGCCGCCAGGCGTCTTCACCTCGATATTATATCCGGCACAGTCGCAGACGGTGGTGAGCGCCGTCGGGCCGCAGGTCTCGAGCCATCCGCGGACCGGACCACCCTCCTCGATCTCGTCCTTACGGAGCTGTTCCTCCTGGGGATTATTTTCCTGGACGTGGTGGCGCAATCGATCGTTCCAGAAATCGAGCCCCACGATGTCGGACGGTACGTTTCCCATTGCCAACCTCAGGGGCGAGGTTAGCTCTCAGAGGCGCGGGACGCTCGAATCTAGCGGAGAAGAAGACCTAAGAACCAGGGAGGGGAGACTCCCTTACGGTTCAAGTGTCCGAGGATCGAAAAAGTTCTTGATGCGAATCCTAATAAATATCAACAACTCCTCTAGGAAGGTTTTTTTCATCATTGAATGATAGGACGGAGACGAAAACCGCTCGAGTTCGTATTTCGTTGCCATGAAGCGCCTCCCCAAGGTACTGGTTATTTCATGCGCTGGAGGATTATCTCATAGGAAGAGGGCGAGGCCGAAGAATCCACAAGCGCCCGTCTAGCGGAAACGATCGACCATCCTTCCTCCCCGTATTTATTCATCTCGCTCTCGAACGTCGCGTCACTCGGCGCAACAACTTTATATTCGTACTTCGCAAGAGATGTGCGCTTATTCGACGATAGAGAGAAGGCATTCAACCCGAGAAGAACGAGCAAAGGTAAAGTGACAAGAGCGAAGATCCAACCGCGCGTCATCACCGGAACGTCCACGGCCTTCCCTTTGGAGACGACCGACTTTTCCGCTTCCGGGGATTCCACATAGAAAAAGTCATAACCGCATGAACATTTTCTCACCTCGTCGGGAACATCCTTCTTACAATACGGACAGGTTTTCATTGAGTCCCTCCTACAGCCTTTCTTTCGATATATGTAGGGCTATTACGTTCCCTAATTGCCATGTGGCAATTCGCCGCTTCTTCAATACGGATACCCCCCTAGGCTCCAATCAAGGCCCATATTGTTGATGCAGCCTGAAAGATAAATCCCAAGATAATCAAGATAAGCGCTAGTTGTGACCTTGCCTTATAGGTACGCTCCTTTTGAATATCATCTCGGATTACATCTCCAGCAGTACGGCCATCCCCTAATGGCGTTTTATCCTCCAACGCTAAATATGGAACTATTCCGTGGCTTGGTTGAGGGAATCCATACCGAAAAAGTAAAAACACGCCAGCGATATTGTAGATTAACCCCAGGAGATTAAGGAGCCCTTGCATCACAATTCCTTTCTCTCATTACGGGAGCTTATTCAGCCATCATTAGTCGATCACGGTTCATTCCCAATCCACTTATAGCAATTCACAAGTCCAGATTCTGATACTTCGTAAGTACGCTTATCCTCTTCGAGCATGGCCTTCACTAACCAGCCTAGATCAATACCCGCGCCCTCAATTGCCGCGTCCTTATCCTTCCCGGCATCAATATGTTTCTGGAATAATGCATATAGAGGCGTTCCCCACCATTCGAAGTTGATACCGCCCATCAGATCTCTGACGGTGAATGGTCGGCCCTCAAGATTTTTTACCCAACAGTAAACCGATCCCTGCATGAATATTTTTATTTTTTCCTTTTCTGATTCACTTATTCCAAGCACATCTCTTATTTCCGATTTCGGGAAGATGGCCATATACCACTCCTTCAATACGGATGCTTATGCATCCAGCTGAACACCCGCCCGTAGATGACGAGGTTCCCCTTCGCGATCGCATCGGCCTTGACGACCTCCGGCTCGGGGTAGCGGAGCCGATTCTCGCTTGAAATGACGATAGTCTGGTCCGCGATCCGGTATTGGAGCCGCTTCACGCGGACCTCGCCGAACATGCTGATGACGAAGATCCCGTCGCCGGAGACATCCGAACGGTCGAAGATGACCCAGTCTCCGTTGGAGAGGGTGATGTCGGTCATCGAATCGCCGACCACGCGGCAGATCCCGCAGAACCGGGGGTTGTGCGAGCCGAAGAGGTCGTAGACGAGGGGCATTTTGCCCTCGGTTTCGGTGAGTTGGGTTGGCGGCTGACCTGGCCCTGCTGCCGCGCTCTGGCTGTACACCGGGATGAACACCATCCCGCAGATATCTGGCTCCTTGATCTCCACCGGTTCCAAGCTTCCCTTCTTGTACCGATACACGGTCACGTCGTCAGGATACTTGTAAAGCCGGCCTGCTGTCTCCCCCACATCCCGGATTTCCGGGGGATCGTGGCGGGGGATGAGGGCGCCCGACTTTCCAAATTCCACACTATGTGGAATTTGGGTTCCCCCCGAAGGGGAACCATCTGTTTTATCAAATGTCCAACTGTTGGACATTTGGCCTTCTCCCGTTATCAGCCAGTCGGAGCTGATCCCTACCTTGGTAACAAGGGCTTGAATGAATTCTGTTCGTGGATTCTTTGATTTCCCCGTTTTTAGGGCATGCACATACTTATAATCAAAGCCAGTTAGTTCGCATAATTCCGACAAGCTAATTCCTTTACTGTCGCATATATGCGTAATTCTTTGGGCCCAATCCATATAAACCTCGCATCTTTACGAACTTTCTCTTGACATATCGCATATATGCGACGATACTAACCATATCGGCGGGTATAGGGATTCCCTGTAGCCCCAAAAAAGAAGGACAGCCCCGGGCTCAACCTCGGCTGTCCTTCCCCATCCCGCGCCCCGGAAGGGCAAGGAGGTGCTTCTATTATGAAGCGGAATTACAGATCACACAAGATGCCGGATCACGCCCGAGCGCCAAACGTGTCGCGAGGCGCCTGGATCCTGTACCGGCTTCACCTCAAGGGGATCACCCAGAGCCAGCTCGCGAATGAGCTCGGGGTGACCCAATCCTTCGTCTCCCGCGTCGTCTGCGGCCTCAAGACCTCCGGGCGCGTCCAGAAGGCCATCGCCAAGGCCATCGGGTTCGAGTCCTGGGCGGGGATGATCGCCTCCGGTCAGCTCCAAGCCCGGGGCGGGGGGATGGCGGCATGACGGACACCTCGGTACGGGTGACTGTCCGATCTAGGATCGAACAGTACGAGCCGCGGGCCTTCGGGTTTGTCTTCGATGGATCGATCGCTTCATGCGTTCGCGCGATCGCCGCGTTCAAGGCGATTCAATACGCTGCCAGACAGGTCCATGACGCGGCGGCCAGGACGACGTTGATGCGGGACGAGGCGTGCGCGTGCTCCGAGCGTTCGCGGGAGGCTTCCGCTGAGGCGGGCGTGCGCTTGGCGGAACTCAAGAAACTGATCGAAGGCAAGGGGAAAGCGATGGAACCGATCGGGGGGCAGGTACCCCTGGCCGGAGGTGCGGCGTGAAAAAAATAAACCTCGACGTTCAAGAAGCGGAGTATGTGGTCATCCTGGAGATCGCTGACCGGGCGGAGAAGCTCGGGCTCATCGATCACGAGATGATCGTCGACGCGACGCTCGACCTGGTCGCAACCCATCTCAACGCCGTCCCCCTCGACCTCAAGGCCTTCGCCTCCGGAAGCGTGGCCAACTTCCGCCACGACTTCCTCGGGATTCGGCGCCTCATCAGCCTCAGGACCGGGAAGTTCCGCGAAGCCTGGACCCCGATCTTCGCCAAGAGGGAGGCCGCATGAAGGTAGAACGTTTTCTTAGCCTCTTACGTCACCTCCGCGAGCTCGAAGAGGAGGTCGTCAGCGCCCGTAAACGGATCGTATCGGATGAGCGGCTGGAAATAAGCATGCGACGCTACATCGATAATCTGGAGGAATTTAAGGAAACGAACGAGGGACTGATCAAGGAACTAAGGACGCAGGTCGAGTCCCTCCGCGTGGAGAACGCCGAGCTCAAGCGCCACCTCTCGGGAGGTCCCGCATGAGAGCCCTGTCAACCACGGCGCTCGCCTCCAGCCTGGGCCTGTCCCGGCAGGCCGTGATGGCGCGCGCTAGGGCCGAGCGGTGGGTCTACTCGGGGAATGGGAAGGCGGTCCGGTGGAAGGTGAATCATCTCCCGGCGGACGTGCTCAAGGCCCTCGCCCGCACGGGGCTCTTCGATCGGCCCGATGCCCTCCCAGTGGAAGCGCCTACCGCCATGCAAGGGGGGAAGAGCTTCACCTTGGCCCGGGACGAAGATCGGCAGATCGCGGGGCTCCGGGCGGGCCTCATCAACGCGTACAACCTGTCCGGAATGCGCAAGGAGGACTTCGTCGCAGAGTACAACGCGGGGCGGGTCTCCGGGGCGCTCCGAGACAAGCTCGGGCCGGTGACGCTCAAGACCTTCTATAGATGGTACGCGGCCTGGGAGGCGGCAGGGCAGAGCCTCGACGGGCTTGTCCCACGCTGGACCTTAAAGTCCCTGGACGGCCCCGGGGCGAGCATCCCCGAGATCGTCAAGCAGTACGCCGAGAACCTGTACCTCGACCAGCGGCAGCCCTCTATCGGCCATGTGCATCACCGGCTCCTTGATCTCGAGCGGGAGGGGTACATCGCGAAGGCGCCGACCTATCAGACGCTCGCGCGGTACCTCAATAGCCTCCCGCCGACGCTACGGGACTACTGGCGCCTCGGGCCGACCAAGTGGGCGAATCATTACCAATCGTTCATCGATCGCGACATGAACCTCTACCGGCCCATGGAGCTCGTGACGAGCGACCACGTCATGCTGGACTTCCTCGTCGAGAAGGACGGCCGCAGGTTCAGGCCCTGGCTCACGACCGTGCAGGACTTCCGCTCGGGGCTCATCCTCGGGGCCTGCCCCTGCGTGACGCCGTCATGGCTCTCGATCACCGTGGCCCTCAGCATGATGGCGCTCCAGTATGGACGAGCGGAGATCTTCACCGTGGACAACGGGCAGGATTACCGATGCAAGATCCTCAACGGCCAGACCCATACGTTCAAGGCAATCGACCTCAACGGATTCGACGAGGAGGAGGCCGTGTATGTGTCCGGGTTCTATCAGGCCTGCGTCGACCGCGTTTCCTTCACCTGGGCCTATTCGGGCCAGTCGAAGGGGAAGCAGGAGCGGACGCATGGGATCTGGCAGGAGTACTTCTCCAAGGAAATGCGCTCCTACCTCGGCTCCAATACGACGACGCGTCCCGAGGAGGCGGCGCTGCTCTTCCGGTCCATCAACAAGCAGGCGAAGCGGAACGACATCCCTTCTTGGGAAGAGTTCGTCGGGGAGCTCGCCTGGTTCCTGGACCGGTGGAACGACGAATGGCATTCAACCGGGAAGGGCATGGACGGACGGGCGCCGCGGGAGGTTTTCGACGCCCTGAGGGGCGAGCTCCGCCCGGTGGACCGCGACGTTCTCGAGCTCGCCCTCTCCAAGGGCGAGAAGCGGAAAGTCCAGCGGAACGGCGTCAGGGTGGACGGCGTCTTCTTCTGGGCTAAAGAGCTCCAGCGCTACGTCGGGACGGACGTGATCGTGAAGCGCCCGCTCGCAGATCCTGAAACGGCCATCATTTGCGGATCGCGCGGGGAGGTCCTCTGCCGCGCGGAAGCGGACTATTTCAAGGAGACGGAGGACACCGCGGAGACGATCGAGCGGCGTCAGGCGGCGGCGAAGAGCAACCTGGAACTGGTCCGAGGACTCTCTTCCGGACGCGTCGAGCCCCCCGCGGCGAAGCGGTCGATCCTGGACCGAAGCAGGAAGCCCCTGGCCCTCGCGGCCGGCGGCGAGAACGACCCGATCCCGGATGGGACGGGCAAGCAAACGCTCCTCGCGGAGCGGGAACGCGCACACGCGTTCATCGATCTTCTATCAAAGGATAAGCCATGAATACCAATCTCGTGAGCAAGTTCGATTCGTACTGCGGGAAATTTGGGATCTCCGTCAACAAGGCGGCGGCGGGGATCGGGTACACGGCGTCCGTCATCAGCCAATGGCGGAAAGGCACCTACAAGGGAAAGGCGGAGGAGGTCGAGACCAAGGTCGAGGCCTGGCTCGATCTCCAAATGGCTCGCATCGAGGCGGGGACGGTGCCGTACGTGGCCCTCAAGCGGACGGAGCGACTCAAGACGGCCATCAGGATCGCGCAGGAGGAGAAGGTCATCGGGCTCATCCTGGGGAACTCCGGGGCGGGGAAGTCGCGCGCCTGCGAAGAGTTCGCTCTGGCCAACCCGAACACGGTCATCCTCCTCAAGTGCGAGCCGACGATGGGCCTTTCCACGATCGTCACGCAGCTCGCGCGGGCCCTCGGGCTCGATACGAAGGGGCGGCTCTCGGAGATCTCCGACCGGCTCGTCCTGGAGCTCAGGAAACGCGATCTCGTGGTGATCCTCGACGAGGCCGACTACCTCACCGACTCCGTCATGGAGTGGGCCAGAATCGCCATCAACGACAAGGGCGGGAGCGGGCTCGTATTCGCCGGGCTCCCGCGTTTCGAGTACCGGATCAAGTCCCTGAAGGGAGATCACCGGCAGCTGGAGAACCGCGTGGGGATGATGCTCCTCATCGAGGACGTTGAAGGCAAGGAAGTGGAGGAGGTGCTCAAGCAGATCTGGAGGGATATCGAAGGCGACGCCGTCAAGGCGTTCACCCAGGCGGCGAGGCAGAGCCTTCACCTCCTCGTGCGGATCATAGCCCTCGTCAAGCGCGCCCTCAGGCAAGCTGACGACGGATCCACCCCGACTGCGGAACTCGTCGTCGACGCGTCCCGCTTCCTGATGAGGTAATCATGGGAAAGACCAGCTTTCTGGACATCCTCGGCCCTTCAAAGAAAATGCCCGAGAGCGGCGTCGCGGCTCCGCGCGCGGCACGGCAGCAGGAGATCCCCGGCACCGAGCTCTCGGCCATGGCGGAAAAGCAAACCGACATGATCGAGCGCGTCCTCGCGAACTCCCGCTCGGCCACGCCCGCCCAGGCCCTCGTTGAACTCAAGGCCCTCTCGGGCATCCTCGAAGGGCTCGCGCGGAAAACGGTGGTCGTCATCTTCGCAATGGGCAAGGTACTCACGGAGGTGAAAGCAGTGCTACCTCACGGGGACTTCATCGCCTGGATCGATGAAAACTGCCCACTCGCACGATCTTCTGCCCATAATTATATGAGGATATACGACCGCTACAAGAACGAGCCGCGCAAGGCGCTCGAGGAACTCACCATCGCGGAGGCCTACATCGAAGCGGGCGTGAAGAAGCTCATGGCGCCGAGTGAGGACGAGAAGCTCAAGGTCGCCGGCGCTGAAGAAATGACGAAGGACGGCCTCCCCATGCTGGAGGACTACAAGCACGTCTTTAAAACGCCCCCCGCGAGCGGGATCGCTCTTAAGCGGTACCGGGTCATCACCCACACGGACGGCGCGATTTACGCGGTGAACCTCGCCATGGGCATGATCCCGATCTGCAACATCTACCTGAACCACGCCATCGACAACTCCGATTACCAGGTAGCCGTCGCCCAGGTCCATAAGGATATCTGCATCGCTACCGAGGCGTACTACTACCGCCTCGAACAGCTCGAGGACGCGGGCATCATCCCCAAGCCGGAGGACCTTCGTATGGGAACGCTCATGCGCGCCTCACGGGAAGCTAAGCCCGCGCGGAACGTCACGCCGCGCAAGCGCCCGGCCAAGAAAGCCCCCGCGAAGGCTGCCAAGAAGGCTCCGGCGAAAGCTGCGAAGAAGAAGGGAGGGAAGAAGTGAACACCAGGCTCATCATGACCCCGGAGGGATATGCCAAGGTCAATACCAAAATTGATGAGATCCAGACCTTGGCGACGGAGGCGATAGTCGCCTGCAGCGAATCCAACGGCACGAGGCGTAAAGTCATGGGGATGAGGTCGGAGCTTTTCGAACTTCGGAACCTCTTGCAGACCGAACTCGACATCGATCCCGATGTCGCGTAAGGAGGAACACGTGGAAAACGACGGATACAAGAAAGACGCTAAGGGCCGCCTCGTCCCGGTAGAGAACATCGCCCCGGTGGACATCGTCCGGGATGAGCTCGTACGGGAGATCATCCAGAAGAGCCTGAGCCTCTCTAAGGAACTCCTCGACTTCAAGAAAAAGGTCCTCGAGGACATCAGGGCCTTCGTCGAGATGAGCGCGGAGCGCTACGGAGCCAAGGTCGGCGGCTTGAAAGGAAACGTCACCCTGACGAGCTTCGACGGGGAATACCGCATCCTCCTCGCCATGGACGAACGGATCGCCTTCGATGAAGGTCTCCACGCGGCCAAGGCCCTCATCGACCAATGCATCAAAGCCTGGTCGGTCGGTGCCAGAAGCGAGCTGCGCGTTCTCGTGGAGGACGCGTTCTCGGTCGACAAGCAGGGGAAAATCAATACCGGTCGCGTCCTCAGCCTGCGACGCCTCGACATCAAGGATCCCACGTGGAAGACGGCCATGGACGCAATCTCCAATTCCGTCGTCGTCATGGAAACCAGAGAATACGTCCGCGTATACCGGCGCAACGAGCGCGGCGAGTACGACCTCGTCAATCTCGACATCGCGGCGTAGGAGGTCGGAATGGGCTATCTCTTGGGAGTCGTTGGTGCCTTCGCACTTGGATTCGGTATCGCGGTATCGCTCTGCGAAAAACTGATCGCGAATAAGGCGAAGGAGCGCGAAAACCTGGTACTTCCAGACGGTAAGTACCGAGTTGAAAAAGTGGAATAGGCCAATCTGGACGACTGGCCTACATGCCCACACCGCGTTACGGCCGGGTGGGAACGAGATCGGCGAGCGCGTCTTACAGTCCACGGCGCGCGAGACCGCGGGTAGGCCGCTTCGGCGGGGGGAACGCGCAAAGACGCCATCGCGGATTCATTTCCGGCGTTTCCCGTATAGGAGGAGAATGATGAAACAGAATGATCCGTTACGGGTATATATCTCAGGGCCTATCTCAGAAGATCCACAGCGGGCTCGCGAGGAATTCTCGAAGACGGAAGTACTCCTTCGGTCCATTGGATTCGAGGTGGTGAATCCCGTCTCGTTGATCGGAGAACTGGCGCTCTCCTGGACGGACTGCATGAGGATAGACCTCAAGGCCATGATGGCCTGTGACGCGCTGTATTCCTTACCTGGGTGGGAGCATTCACGGGGATCACGCCTCGAGCGGATGATCGCCGGAGAGCTCGCATTCCTGATTTTCGATGGCGCCGAGCATGCTGAGTTGTGGATGAGGCGGAAACGGGAGCGCGCGGCGTGACGGCGATCCAGAACCGGAAGGAAGCGCTAGCGCTCATCCACGTCGCGCGCAAGGATCTCGGCCTCGACGAAGAGGCGTATCGCGCGCTCCTCTCCGGGGCAGCCGGCATCGAATCGTCTGCGGACATCGAGACTCGCGAACAGTTCGACGCGATCATGCGCTCCTTCTCGGTTCTTGGCTTCAAGCGCAAGCCTTCGGCGAATAAAAAGTTCATATCGCGAAGACAGATCTACTACATCAAGTCCTTGTGGGAACTTGCGAGCCGTTCGAAAAGCGAGGAGGGCCTTAAGAAATTGATCGCGCGTATAGGACACGTCGACGACATCCGCTTCCTCGATAAAAAGGCCGCGAAGGCGGTGATCTTGACGATGAAGGATATCTGCCGCAAGGCCGGGTTCGATCCCGACCGAAAAGGAGGCTTATCATGATGATAACGGTACAGGAAGCCGCGGGGATCATCGGTTCTGACAACAAGCGCGTCTACTACCTGATCCGCATGAGCGAGGTTTTCGCGTTCCGGATCCGGGGCACCTACCGGATCGATAAAAAGGTGGTGGAGGCGTATGCTGCCAGAGCAGTTGAAGAAGGAGCTCGTCGAGTCGTTACCTCCTATTCTCAACATCCGGGATATCTGTTCGATCTTGCGGATCTCGGACGATACGGTCAGGAGGGAACTGCACCGGCCGGGGGGGATGGAAGGGTTCTACGCCGACGGCGAGTGGAACGTCACCCGCGTCGCGTTTCTGTCGTACCTTTCGCGGAACGCAACCGAGTGACCCAGCTTGAACTGGGCATGGCGAGCGCATGAACATCTGGGCGAACGTCGTAATACCTGTCCTTGATGAGCTCACTGACGAAGAATTGGCGTCCGGGAAAGGCATAGATATAGTAAAGGCGAGTTTCCGTATGGCCGATGAAATGATTATAGCAAGTGAAGAAAGGCTAGAAAAACCACAAGGAGGACACAGATGAAGAAGTCGATAATAGCCCTGGTTATGGGTATAATGATTCTCACGTCATGCACAAAAAGCGGGATAACCATTGCGGTGGAAACCATGAGTATAAAGCCCGAGGACTTCGCCGTGACCGCATTATTCGAGATTGACGGTGCGGTGATATATCGATTCACGGATAGCGGTGAATTCCATTACTTTCTCCTCGGCAATGGAGACATGATAAACTCACGTTTGGATCGCGTACACTCCGACCGAGCGGCGGGACGATACGACGATGCGGCGACAAAGGTGAAGGCGAGATAGGGAGTAATGCGCTCTTCGATGCCTTTGAAAACAGCCTGCAAATGGTAATTCTACGGCTTTTTACCATACGACCTGACCACGAAGATGCTAAAACGGACCTTCATCAGATGGACCTATTCGATTCCCTTGTCAATAATTCCTGAAAACGATTTGAGAATTCCCTTGATGCCGCTGCTGCTGGACGTGATAAATCTTTACAAAGCCAAGAAGTAAACGGCTTCGAACGGTCGAGAACAGGGGGGCCTAGCTGATGGCCTGAAAGCCCTTGATATTGCGAATTCTCTACTCCTGGCTTATCACGGAAACACCAGCCCGAAGCGCTCCAATCCTTTATATTTATATAGCTTCAGACGGAATCACGCCTTGGAGAGAGAATTCTCATTATTCATGATAAATGACAGCACGAGGGACGGGCGGGAAGGGGAGCGCGCGGAGAACCGACCGAAGCGAGCGCGCGAGGGATTGAAGCGGAAACGCGCGGGACGCGCGTTGGAGCGGAAAGCCCGACCCCCGGATGCTCGTCCGGGGGTCGCGCCCAGGATCAGAGGACGATGAGCTCCTCGCGGCGGGGACCAACGGAGACGATCGAGAGGGGGGCGCCCGCGCGGGAGGCGATGCGTTCCACGTAGGCGCGCGCTTCCGCGGGGAGGTCCTTCCACTCGCGCGCGGCCTTGGTGCTTCCCTTCCAGCCGGGCATGCGCTCGTAGACGGGCTTCCATCCCTCGAGCTCGAAGGGGACGCGCTCGGTCCGCTTCCCGTCCTTCTCGTAGGCGACGCAGAGGAGGAGCTCCTCGAAGCCGTCGAGGACGTCGAGCTTGGTGAGCGCGAGCTCGGTGACGCCGCCCACTTCCACCGCGTGGCGCACGGGGAGTACGTCGAACCAGCCGCAGCGGCGCGGACGGCCCGTGGTGGCCCCGAACTCGCCGCCGACGTCGCGGAGGCGGGCGCCCGTCTCGTCGAGGAGCTCGGTCGGGAGGGGGCCCTCGCCCACGGAGGTGGTGTAGGCCTTCACGACGCCCACGGCGCGCGTTATGTACCGCGGGGGCACGCCCGCGCCCGGTCCCGCTCCGCCCGCGCTCGGCGAGGAGGAGGTGACCCAGGGATAGTCGCCCCAGTCGAGGTCGCGCATGATGCCGAGCTGGCCTTCCATGATCACGTTCTTGTCCGCCTTGGCCGCCTCTGTCACGAGGGGCACGGTGTCGGCGATGAAGGGCCTGAGGCGGTCCGCCGCCTTGGCGAGGCCCGCGTAGACCGCGCCCGCGTCGAGGGTCGGGGCGCCGTAGAGCTCTGAGAGCCAGCGATTGCGCGCCTCGACGGCGCGCTCGACCTTGGCCTTGAGCCGAGAGGCGTCGACGAGGTCGCCGGCGCGGAGGCCCGTGCGGAGGACTTTATCCGCGTAGGCCCAGGCGATGCCTTTGAGCGTGGAGCCGATCTTGCCGCCCTTGCGCGCCTCCTCGTCCGCCTTGTCGAGGGCCCTGTGGTAGGGGAGGACGAGGTGGGCTCGCTCGGAGAGGCGGAGGCCGGAGACGTCTACGCCCGCCTTCTTAAGCTCGTCCATCTCCTCGAGGAGGCCGTCGGGATCGACGACCGTGCCCGGACCGAGGATGCAGAGGACGCCGGGCCGGAAGATCCCCGAGGGAACGAGGTGGAGCTTGAAGGTGCCCATGTCGTTGATGACGGTGTGGCCGGCGTTGTTGCCGCCCTGGTAGCGGATGACCATGTCGGCCTCGCTCGCCAGGTAATCGACGATCCTGCCCTTGCCCTCGTCTCCCCACTGCGTGCCGATGATCGCGGTGAACGCCAT